TGTAATATCCAGGACCTGCCTCCGGTAATAAAGAAATCTAATCCTAATTTCCTGACTTCATAAATTGAAACATGTCGTAGATGAGCTGAAGACACCCTAGATATAGGTGGACTTAACTCACCAGTACACCACTTCTTAACTATAGAGTTAGGTCTGTATGTGTAATTAGCTCTCCTATCTCCCGCATGTGTAAGATATAGTGCGTACCTAAGTATATCAACTCTAGACACGTAACCATAAGAAAATAAATTAGGTCCAAATTGTATTCTTGATAATCGCAGATTATGAGGTTCATTCAAACAGCGGAAGTCATACGTATTACTCAAATAAAGTAAGGTTAGATTAGATTCAAATACAGGTTGGCATAATAGAGGGACTGAAACACCTTCAAGGTTATAATTATAAGTTCCTGTCATACATACACCTGGTATAATATCGTATAAATTATGTGTAGAATAGTCAAAAGGTACAGAGACAATAGACTTGTCTGTTATAAGTACAGAAGTTGGATACGCGAAATTCTTTCTCTTTGGCGGTTTACTACCCCTTCCCATATTACCGCCGCCTCTGATATTACTATGAGTGTTTATACTAGTATCAATTAACTCATCAAGAGTTGATGTCACCGGAACATTGTTATTAAAAGACAGATCGGACTTACCAAGCCTGCTTGTGCCATCAGGTGTATTGAGGTCAATACCGATTGTATCTAGCTTTGCTAGATCTCTCTGGGTTATTCCTGACCCGCAGGAATCAATTGCGGCTCGCCAGTCGATATTGTCGGTGGTTCTCCAGGTGCCTCCTCTCGTAAGTCTAACTGAGGTTTGACACTTGGGATTGGTATGCCTGACCTCACCATGTCGAAGTGAAAAAACGATTCATCAATGTTGTAATTACCAAATACAGCTACCTGATAGTGCTGAACATCTGTGACTACTGTTTTGAAACTCCTAACTACATGGTGACTAGTTATGTAGTCGCTACACCTAGGTGCCCAGTGATCAACTTTTTCTACTGGGTAACTGTCCGATCTAGTCCAAATGAATTTGCACTCGATGCCATTCCTATTATCGATGGGGTCCCCAAATTCATGTGTTCTAGGACGTATGGATTGTAACTTAAAAGTCACTTGGTTGTCCTCAGCTCTTGGCAAGACAGGCGGTGTGGCGATGCTCACGTTGTTTGCTGCAAATGAACGGTGCTCACTGTTAGATGAAGTGCTCAGGTAATGAACGTCAAACCCTTGCCAGCGGTTCACCACCCCG